CTGCTTTTACCACGCCTCCTGCGGCTTTGCCGGAGCCTCCTTTTTGCCCCTGAAAGCCTAATTGCCGGTCTTGACTTTTGCGGCTGACGCTGTCAAACTCATCAAAGCCGAGCGTACAGTGAATAATACGTTTTCCCCGTTCTTCTACTGATTTTAAATCGTTAAAGATAAAATCGTTTAATCCCCACGCCTGAATATGCGGATGCTGCAAAGTATACACGCACGGCGTTCCGTTTTTCTGCGCTTTAAACCGCTGCCTGATTTCTTTTAAGCAGTCAAAACGGGTGACATCGGGAGTAACCGAATCGGCGGTATACTTTGGAATATCAATTAAGATGAGCTTGATGGTAAGATCACTATCAGCCCAGCCTGATATAATTTTTGTACTGCCGGAGACACCTTGTGTCGTAACAGTGTCGATTAAAAGCGCATCGCTTATTTCGATACCGTCAAGAATGGCAGGAAGCCATACTGCCTGTCCGTCTCCTACGATGCCCGCTTTGATAAAATTTTCCGCAGAGACTTTTTCGATGTACCGGTTAAACTCCGCAGCGCGAGCGAGAATGGAAGGGTGGCTGTCACTGGGAAACGAAAAATCGGGAAGCCTCATACCGCTACTCCTTGCGCAACGGCAAATTCAAGCTGCCTGATAAAGTCAAAAAGCGTTTTGCAGTCATCCGCTTGCAAATAGACATTTTCTATTTTGAATGTCTGACTCGATTGAACAGCTTCTTTTTTCTCCTCTCTAAACGGTGTCACCGACGGAACTCTTTTTTCAGGCATTGCTTCATTAAAGCGCACTTGTATATCTTCATAAGCATGAGCGAAATCAGGAGGTGCTACCGGTTGCAGTACAGTGTTCACAGGTTGTGACACCGTGCGCTCTCGTGCTGGGGCCGGCATAGTGTCAGGAACGGCAGTAAAGTCCGGAGGACTCACCAGCTGCGCGATGGGATTTAATACGGTGTATTCCTTTGCACCCGCTCCCATAAAGGCATCGGCGGCATCCGATGTAAGAGAAGAAACAGCAACCCCTTTGCGTGCAGCCGCTGCCATGTGCTCTGCGGCAATGGCTGCGCTACCGTCATCGTTTATCCTCGGAGTCTTTGCTCCTGTTCCTTCAATCGGTTTACTGCCGATTTGTTTTTGTAACCCTTGAATGCTTGCGCTTAATTCCCCAGTGTCAATGCCGGTAAATTCCGTACTCGTTTCACTTTTAACCGTAACAGCTGCTTCAGCACCCATTTCTTCGGCACTGACACCTTTTAAGCTGTTTCTAAATTCCTGCATTTTATCAACAGCGGGCTGTAAAAGAGATTCCAAGCCCGGTATCTTTGCCAACAGTTCTATGAACCATTGTATCGGTGCGATTAAAGCCGAGAGCATAAGCTTTCCTATCTGTAATAAAGCTGCGAGGATTCCGCCGTTTTGAAAGGCTGCTGTAACTGAAGTCCAGCCGCTTGCGACTTCCGAAATGATTTTGACAATTAAGGCTCCTGCTGCAACAACGGCAAGAACAGGCCAGAGCACCGCCCACATCGCCCCCGCTGTTGCCCAAAGAGCAGCAGCAAAGCCTGACTCTGCTGCGGTTGCCGTAAAGGTTGCTGCTGTTTTCGCCCATAATGGAGCTATTAAGCTCATCAGTGAAGAGCCGATACCCGTTACAGCATTTTTCAATGTTCCGAGCGTTGAGCTAAAAAGTTTGGTAATACCTCCGGCGTTGCTGATAGTTGATGTAAGGGTTACCAGTTGAGTTGCAGTATTAAGAACGCCGCTTCCGAGCCGGAAGACACCTCCTGCAGCAATCCCTGCAAAGGCTGCAATCCGCTGAAAAACACTGCCAACCGGAGAGGACATAAAAGGGACGACCACATCAGAAAGAAATCCTGCCTGCATATCGACAAAAAAGCCTTTGATGGCATTTATATCATCGCCTATTTGGAGTTTAAGCGTGTCGCTTGCTGCTTGTAACCGACCGAGTTTACTCTCATACGATTCCATCTGTATTGCTTGCGATGCGGCGGTAATACCTTTCATACTTTCTCCGAACTGATGCGCAAATTCAGAATACGAATCTCCGGTTAAGGCAAGAACCGCCTGCATCGCCTCCGCTCGTCCCATCGCAGCGACCATTGCATCCTGATTACCGGCAAACGCCGATTGCACAATACGAGCCGATTCGGCTAATCCGTATTCTTCAAGCATTGCAGAACCGGAAGAAATCCCGACCGATGCAAGGGCTGCGGAAAGCTCCTTACTCGGTTTTTGTAAGGCAATCATAAAAGACTGGAGCTTCGTTCCGGCAGTGGATGCCGTGTCGGTCGTTGCAGTCATGTACGCCATCGTGGAGCCGATTTCGTCAAAGCCGATACCGACCGATGAGGCAAGCCCTGAGATAGGAGACATGGCGGAAATAAATTCTTCCATACTGCCCACTCCCATCCCGACCGCTTGCGTCATAACGTCCGACGCCCATGCTGCCTTTTGTGAAATATCGGCTTTGCGTTCCTCCTCTGTTGCAGCTTTACTGACGGAAAAACCGTAGGAATTCATAATCTTTACTAAGCCGTTCGTTGATGTTCCTAAATCGGCTTGACCGGCTTCTGCAAGGGCTATTGCCTTTTGCATCACCGGCATCCGCGCTTCAGCATTTGCAATACCTCCTGCAACATCGTTATATGCAGAAGCAACCGCAAGAGGCCCTGCAGCGCTCTTACTTCCAATCGCCGTTAAATCGTTGGTAAGGCGTTTAAGTGCATCCGCATCCATATTTTCTGATATGGATATCGCTTGGATGTTTTTCATCACCGATTCAAAACTACCGGCAAGCGCAGAAGGGGCATCCATCATCGACGTAATTTTGCCTGCCAATTCATCGAATTTGCCTGACATCAGCGATAAATCGCCTGCAAGGTCAAACATATCTTTATTGCGGTTAATTTCGCCGATGGCATCTTTCATGCCCGCCATGCTGTTTTTCGCATTGGCAAAACCGCTTGAGAATGCGTCTTTAAATTGGAGTGTTATCGATGTTACAAAATTTGCCATTACTTTCCGCCAAGAGCTTTTACAATCGCTTCCCTGTAGACACCTACTTCAAAGTCCCGCATGATGCGAGCCTCTTCGTATTTTTCCATCAAAAGCCGGTAATCCGCTTGAGAGACATCTTCACCGAGAAACCGCCTGATAAAAAGCCGGATTCTCGTAAGCGTATCTACAGCTTGCGGCTTTTGACCGCCACGTTCGCCCCAAAAAAAGGGCTTACGACATCATCCACAAACCGGCTGTACGCTGCAGGATAGTCTCGCAAGCGCGCGATAACCGGAGCCGGTTCAGGTGCAACAATGAGGGACTGAATAAGATTTAAATTCGCTGTTATCGCATTGCGCTGAGCGGCTTTTGAATACGATTCCATATCCGCCAAAACGGGCTTACGGTAAATAAATTCAACTGTTTCAACCGTATCTTCATTAGTGGTAAAACTAATCTCACCTTCAAAAATCCCTTGCGGATATTTCGTTTTCAATTCTTCGATTTTTGCTTTTTCCAATGTCATAAAAAACTCCTTGTAAATGGAATAGTGTTGAGCGCTTTCTAAAAACGGTTTTTATTGTTTTCAGAAGCCCCCGTATTATAGAAACGGAACGAAGGCGGTGATGCCATCGCTATTCATGGGCATCGTTTGCGACCCTTCGATTGTGACGTTAAGGCTTGTGTCCCCTTTCGAGCCTTTGAAGTCTCGCTTGGTAAAGTGTACCAAAAGCGTATCTGTCACAGGCGGCTGTCCCAGATTGCCGTAACTTGCAACAACTGGAATAGGCGGCATGTTGTAAAATCCGCCGGAGGCTGCAGAAAAAACATTGAGCTTATCATACTCAAACCGCTGCAACTCCAGTTTGCACGTTCCTTTCCATTCACCGCGTCCGACACCAAGCGGCACATTGTTTGTGCCGCAGATGACCTCATCATTCTTTTCATCTGAGTACTCAACGCTTTCACAGCCTAAGATTAAGCCGGTCGGCAGCATCAGTTTGATTGATTCAAAATCATAAATTAATCCGTTTACCATAATTCTCTCCTCTTACTGCGCCAAAGTCGGATTATGATAGGCGATTTCGTTTTCGATATAGGATAATTTACCAAGCGGCACGATACGGATTTTTGTCCGTAAGGTGTTTGTCGATAAAATATTTTGCCCCTTAGGAATGATGATATACCCATCGGATATTTGCTCGTTCGTTTTCATCGTCCGTAACGGCGCTTCTCCTTGTGCAACGAACATCTCCAAACCTTCGGGAGAACCGTCAGCGCCGACTTTGACCGTGTCGTTCAAAAACGGCAGTTGCGCTACTCTGATCTCACGGCATGCTTTATCCATGACGCGCCTGCGTTCCACCAAATCATAATCACTTCCTTGTTCACTCATCATTTGCCCAGAGGTGATGTAAATACCTTTCAGTCCGATGATGGTTCTCACCGTTACATAGCCTGCGTTTTTAAGCGCTTCAATGTGTCCGTCATTTATTCCGTCAGGTTTAATCGCTGTTGCGGCTGTTATGCTGCCGAATTTGACGGCATCCGGCCCCTCGTGGACTTTTCGCCCGGCAAGCATTCCGCAGTACACTCCGATAGCTCCGCGTGTGTCGACCTGTCCGTTTGAGTCAGCCTCTTCAATCCAGCCGGCAACGACTTGAAGCCGGGTTGAGGATGTTACCCCACGCTCTGCTCCGGTAAGCGCGTTGACATATTCGTCTACCGTTTCGCTCTCTTTTTTATAGCGGGCTTGCGCAATAAAAAAGAGATACTGATATACGCTTTCAGCGCCTTTTGCCTGAGTTGCAAGAGCTGCCCAAAGCGCTGCATTGGAGACGCCTGCAACGGCAATCCATTCGATGGCTTTTTTTGCATCAAGAATAGTATTGATTGCAGCAAGAATTTCGCCGTTCGTCGCTTGCGGTGCCGTCGTCGTAAACGTAAAAGCGTCTCCGGACTCAAAGCCTTTATCAGCATGACTAAATTGCAGCGTAAGACCGGTACCGGGGATTTCGTATTTACCTTCCCCATCGGGAATCGTGATAGTCTTTCCGGAAAGACCGTCGATGGTTACCCGAAACGTTCCATCGTTGAGTTTTCCTCTTGAGACAATAGCAATGCAGATGCTGTATTCATTGCGCGGCTTTCCTGTGACGGTAATCTTTCCGTCCCCTTGATTACCGCTTACCGCGGTAACGTTTGAAACAGTCCCCGAAGTACTTCCTTCAACGGCTATTGCGTACACGGTCGTTTTTGCAATCGATAATGCACTGACGATAAGATCGCGTAAGGGGCCATCTCCTATTTTTCCTTCAACATCATCTTTATCCGTAAAGGTAATAATGCCGTTTGAAGGAAGCGCTGAAACGCCGACTGCTGCAAAAATACCGGTCGCATCCGCTCCGGCTACTCCCATCGCGCCGTCTTTAATGGTCGTGTTAATATTCGGTAAAGCCATTTTTTACCCTCCGATAGGTGCGTTTAAAAAGGCATTGACCGCCTTTTCAAATTCGTTTTTTTCAACTTTTTTTCCTGCAGCCCAGTTTTGCGCCTGCATCACCGCTTGAAAAACCGGAGCGGAAATCTGCAAATTTGCAGCATGTTCTTCAACGGCAAGAAATGTTGCCGATTCTTTTTTTATGTTCTTATCCATATCTTCTCCTCGTCTACCATTTAGGGATTTTGCATATCGGGGATTTCGGAAACTTGCACGAATGTCGGCACGATTTCCGCGTCCCCTGCAACCTCAACTTGGAACTCTACTTCCAAAATTGAGCAATACAGGTTTGACACGTTATCAGCAAAATCCGAATGCTCTTCACTGTTAATGAGGATACGCCCTACAAAATTGTCATAACTCCACCTGCGCGGAATGCGCGGTACGATTTTACTGAATACCTCATCAACCTCATTTTCTCCCTTTGCCCACACTCCGATTAAAATCGGGATAATCCGTGTTCCCCGAATCCTCCGCTGTTTCAGTTCCCCCGTTACATCATCCCGATAACGGGCAAGACGTGCCGTGCGGTCATCAAGTCTGCCTGCTTGAGTAATGAGCGAAACAAGCGGCCATTTGCGCGTCATTACCTGCTTTGACTCATCTCCCCGATTCCTTACCACGGTTGCATCAGGAATCTCGGTGGTGATGCACATGTCAAGTAAATCTTTTGCTGCCTTTATCATCCCGTCCATCGTTTATTCCGCTCCTATTGCAATACCGAGTAGCTTTTTAATGGCAGGGTCGGAGAAAAAACTTTCTTGAAAATCTTTCGGCACGCCAAGAAATGGACGGGGTGGAATTTTCGAGCCGGGATGCTGTATGACTGCATTACCCCGCTTTATCGTATGTGCTTTTGTTTTTCCGCCCGTTTGATGTATACCGGCATATACAAGCGGGGAGCCGATAATAACTGAACCGTCATCAAAGGCATGAAACGTAATTGATTTTTTTAACGTCCCTCTATCATTGAGAATAGGCGTTTTAGAGCCGGGTTTTGCAGCAAGCGGGCCGCGTGCTTTGCGCAGCGCTTCCCACTTATCCTCGCGTACAGGGTCTTCTTGTTTTTTAAACGCTTCTGCTGTTACCGCTTGCAATGCAAGCCCCGCAGCCTGCGCTATCCGTTTCAGGTCGCAGTGTGAAGCGCGGTGTAATGCCTCGATGATATGCCGATATTCTGCCTCATCATCAAACCGGACTTCTATTGCCGCCTTGCTCATGTTAGTACCCTTTCCAGTCCATACGAGTCATCGATACTGCCTGTATGTTTCCTGAAGGGGGCTTACTGCTGTTTTCATCGTAGCCGGGTATTTTGTATTTGCCTTGTGCAACCTTATCTAAATACCGTCTGGCAATATCTGCCTGTTCAACAACCGCTTTTCCGCCGGGATCGTTTTCAAGCATACCGGTACTGATAATTAAAGAGGCACAGGCAATATCAACGCAGTATTTTTTTATTGTCGCTGGGGTACCGGCAAGCGGTACGGTATAACCGCCGGATAAAAGGTATCCGTCAATTTCTGCACTTGCATCGGCTATTGCCTTTTCTGCACGTTCTGCGTCGACTGCGCTCCACGCAGCAATGCGTTCTGCTCCATAGGTACTCTGCAAGTCTTCAATGGTACAATACGCCATACATCCCTCCTTTCTGCTACACGGCTCAGCAAAGCCGGCCGTTAAGCCGATGCATAAAAGGCTTAACATCAAAACAAAAAATCTTTTCATAACAAAACCTCCTGTTATTTTGAAAATCCTTTAAAGGACTTCCTTGATGGTATAAATCAGATTTTTGCAGACAATTAATTCCGCAACATCATGGGCAACCTGCACATATTCTCCGCCGAGAATACCGCCGTCTTTTTCATCCCATGTTCGAACGACATAGCCTGAGTTATCGGCTTCGCGGTATTTTACTGCGACGGTTTTTCCCGCGCACGGTTGATCCCACTGGGAATCGGTGTAGCAAAGAACAACCGAGTCTCCCCAGATACTTTCAGGGGTAACCTTTTTATCTTCGCTTCGCTTGCCGAAATCCGCTCGGCCTTTTGCGATGATAACCTTGTTAATTCTGAATAGCTTCGCAAGGTTTGCTTCGTCAACTTTTTTTATCAAGTTAGCTTCTCCCAGATACTTTAAAAGTACCGGATGGTATTCAAGGGCATCATAGACAGCCTCGCTGAGCACCATCGTATTCGGACGGAAAAAGCACTCTTTGATTGCTGCGTTGATCGCTTCAACGGGATTGCCTCCTGCCGTATCGGATGCTCCAGACCATTTGTGTTCCGCCTTCGTACCTTTTCCTGAAAGCTTGGTATTGCGACCATCCAAATTGGTAACCAAGTCGGCAATGCGCTTTTCTTGCGCAAGTTCAAGCTTCGTAACTAAAAGCTCAACCTTGCGCCGCTCCCACAATTTGAACGGCCCGTCGGCAAACTCTAAGTCCGCTTTGTCGATAAACGCTTTTAACCCATACGGAGTAGTTGCATAGTTTTGCGTGGTACCGCTTGTTGCAAATTCATTTGCTTGCGAGCGCTCCCCTGCAAGCGTTACATCGGGTACCTTGTAGACATTCTCTTCGCTGAATACGGCGTACTTACCTGACGGCTTTCCGACTTCAACACGCGGAAATAACAGCGGGGCGACCATACTTTCCCGCACCTTAGCAGAATAATCCACTGCTAAATTGGAAAGCAGGGGACTGACATATCCTTGTTCTCTGGGCATTAAAAAACCTCCTTAAAATACGTTTTTCCGACTATGCGACGGTTATAACACCGCGTTCAATGTACATATCGATATAATCCCCTGCCTCTCCGGACTCAAGGAATATCCCGCACGTTTTATAGGTACCCGCGGTTGCAGGAACATCTTTAAAGGCACCGAGTTTTGTTTTTGAAAGCACTGCTTTTTTCCCGGCGCTTGCAGTTCCGCCTGCAATGACTTTCACTACGCCGCCGAGCGCTATGCCGATGCGATCTTGCGCTGCTGCTGCTTCATTGGCTTCAAACGGATAGACACCGAGTACATCTGCCTTTTCGTCAGCTGGAGCGGTTACCGCGTTATCGGCTGTTCCCTGTATTACTGCGCTGCCGGGAGCGATTTCGCTTTGTGCGATATAAGGACGTCTATTCATCATTTGTTATTCCTCCTCGCTGAACATTTCAGGATTTGCCGAGTACAATGCTTCGGCCGCTTCGGTAAAGGACGCAAAGCCTTTCTCTTTTTGAAAGGCTTTTATCTTTGCCGTAACATCGGCGTTACACGCAAAAGAGGCACCGCTCTTTTCTTTTGTCGCCGTATGCTCACCGGACAAATCGACAATCGGTTCGCTGTTTGCAAAAAGCGCTCTGAAATCTTTTCTGTCCGCTTCCGTCATTTTGACATCGAGGGCGACCGCTTTTTCAAAATACGCCGGTGTAATCTTTCCCTCATCCCGCAGACGTGAAAAATAGGCCTCCGCCTCACGTTTAACACCGTCTTGTTTAAGACTGGCATTCTCTTTTTCAAGAGCGGCTATCCGTGCATCTTTCGCCGCCATTTCCGCTACTGTCGTTTCGTTTTGCTCACCCATATTCTCCTCCTGAGATTGTGTTGTTTTTTCCGCCTCATTCGCGGAAAAGAGTTTTATTGTCCCTGCATCCATTTTCTGCGTGAATATTGATACATGCTCATCTTGATTTGCATATTCAACAAAACCGCCGAATGAAAGCGAAAAGAGCGCCGGTATCTTAGCACCGACAACCGCAGGTGTATCCCTCCCAAGCAACGCTATTGCTTTCAAGTACGGCGGCTCATTTTTATCTACCATGTCATTTTCAAAAATTTCTACCGACATGTATTTAAGCTTTCCTTCCGCCACCTTCCTTATCACGTCAGCGGAAAAGGACGGAACCTCTGCAAAAACCCAGCCGCTTTTATCCATTCGCATCGACTTTACCCAGCCGTGTGCGTCTTGATAATCATCAGTAGTAATACCGAAACTCCGGTGACCGATAACAATCGGAGCTTCGTATAATTTTTCAGGATTATAGGAATCGACCAATCTTTGAACCCGCTCTTTCGGCCAATCTCCTTGTGGATACTTACCCGCCTTAAAAACCTTTAATTCTGCCATCTTTAGTTCCTCTTAAAATACCGTTCAAAAGCGTTCAAAACCCGTTCAAATTCGATTGAAACGGAAAGAATGCTAAATAACCAAGCCGCTCGCATAACCGCTGTTTTGCGCATATTCAGGTTATACCTCATATACAATCCGGAACGGTTTTACATTGCTAAAATCAACCCGCTTTAAACGCCGATTAAAACCGTTACCGTCCTTAAAGCGTCCGGGCCACGGATCATTAAAAATGATTTCATCCCGCTCATCATCGTAGGCAACGGCTGCAATGTAATGCCCAGGCTTTTTTAAGCACAGTTGCACCGCTTTTCCTGCACTCAGTTCCGCTGCAACTTTGTCAAAATCCGCTTTCCATTCAAAGCAGGCTTTTACGCCGAATACGTTTTTTACCGCTACCGGATAAAATTGCGGCACTTCATTACCGTGCCACACATCAGGAGGCGTTTCAGGGCGTACCTTTTGCAAGGCAGGGTAGTTGCGTGGATCATTGAAAAAGTCCATCAAAACCTCTTCGCTTTGCGGTTTATAGCCTCCCGGCGTTTTCACCTCTACATCAAAGCCCATCGCCGCTATGCACGTAACCGCCGCCGACGGCCCGCACGAGACCAGCCATATTCCGTCACTTCTTTTGCGCAAGATTTCTTCTGTTGGGTTATTCGTCTGCACAAAATAGCACTCTCGATCGCTCCAGAACTTCACGCCTTTAATCATTACGAACCTCTTTATGCGATTATTTTACGCTTTACCGGCGTGACAATTCAAAGAAACTATTTGAAAAAATTAGTCTTTTATATGGTTGATTTTTTAAGCAAGGTGCAGTAAGATATAGATTAAGGTAAGGTTGAGGAGTATATTGAGAGGGACATCAGAGATGAATCCAGCGGACGCAAATTCCGCCCGACCGTTACCATTATAGTGGTAAGTGTTGAGAGTGCGTATTAAGAGGTGCATTGAACAGCCGGAGTTACCGCCGACTGCGATAAGTACAGCAGGCGCAAATCCTGCCCGGCGCTTACCATATTTTTTTATACACCGGATCGTTATAATCATACACGATATATCCTGTTGTTTTAATTCGTAAAGAAAAATCTTTTCCTAATTGCTTTAATACGGTTTTGAGTATTTTCCCGCCATCCATATTTTTCACAAAATGAAACTCTCGACCGTCTTCTTGTATATTCGGTTCGGTATTTTCATAGATTGTATCAGGAGTACTAAGACTATCGTACAGCGCTTCAAAAAGCGTTTCAGGTATCCGCTGCTTTGCATTTTTGTCTCCTATGCCATGATACAACGCTTTATCAGAGGCAATAATTTTACAATCGGCAACGCCTATTTCCTGCATCACCTCAAAACGTTCCGCGTCAAGATTGCCCACCTGATAGAGGATATTTTGCGGTGTGTAATCTTTTTTATTGATGCGTTTTGCTAATACATTAAATTCGCCTTTGCTCAGTTTTGTACCATCCATCGCTTTTCGGTAGCTTTCCGTTACGTGAGAGAGGATGCTTTTGCCGTCTTCCGCTTTTATTTTTGCAAGGTTTTTATAGGTACTAAAATTCGGCGCTAACGCTTCCCGCGCAGGATTATATTTCCACGTGCTGTCAAATGTATTCCAATCGACACCGGCTATATCGGGAGGGTTTCCGGAATCATCTGAATGCTCAACACTCATGCCTGCCTTTTCCGCTTCATGCTCACTCATTGTTGTTACATAGCACCGGCAACCCCAGCCGTTCGGCGGGTTATAGGTATTCCAAAACGCATCATCATACCGGAATGCTTTCCCATCAAGCGCTAGATGTTCGGCACGGGGATTACTTACTGCAGGATCATGGCGGTATACCCAAATAGGACGTAAATCGGCGCCGATAAGCCGATTACGGTAATGCTCCGCTTCATACGCGCATCGCATATTCACATCGTAGATAAGACCGATGCGCCAGTTAATATACGTCTTATCATCTTTTGTATGCCCATTTCCGCCGTACCAGCCTTTTGCGCTCATCATATCCAAAAGACCATCACGGAAGTCTTTAAAGGGAATACCGTCTTTTATCGCCTGATTGAGTAAGCCGTGAATGGTATCTAATACGGCCGCTTCGTTTGAGTGAGCAACGGTAAAGGCATGAGCATGTTCTCCCCATTTAAGCTCATCCCATTTATCAGTTGGTACATTGATTTTCTTTTCAAGAAATGCATGCGCAATTTCAGGATACGGAATGGTATCACTCATTTCTTTTTACCCCCTGCAACACCGATAGCGGCAAACCGTACATTGTCGATACACGAGGCAAAATCATCCAGTGAACGGTTTTTATACGCAGTTAAAAGCGCCTTTGAAGCGTCTTGATAATCGTCTAGCATACCGAGTGCATTCACATAGCTTTCAATACTTTTGTCGATTGCATCTTGTCCTTTTTCCTGCATCGCTTTATTAAATGAATTCATGAGCTGCCGGTCTTTTAATTGCCGCTTTGTTTGTTTATCTGCAAAAAAAGAAGCGGCTTTTTGAAAGAGTGTTTTTTCCTTCTGCATTCCGCAGCCACACGAGCAACTTGTTTGACCGCCGGTATGAAAAGCAAAATCTCCTTGTGCTTTTTGTTCGCCTTCATGCGCTATCTCAAAATCTTCTTGCGGAATATCGTATTCACGTTCGATATACGCCTTTTTCGGTCGCCATCCGAGTGCATATAATTTTGTATCCCGTTCCGCCCGTTCTTGTTGTAAGTCCTCATCTTTGACAAATTCGAATACGGGAGGCAGGACATCTGCACCGTAATTGTAATATGTCCAGACTGCCGCGAGCCGATTAAAGCAGGCGGATATACGCCTACGGTCGGCAGCCGCTAAATCCTGCCTGACAAGATTATGCGCCTGCGCTGCAGCATAGCTTCCTTTACTGCCGATGTCAGTCGTGAGCGTTTGCCCTAAAACCGCTTTTGAAATTTCTTTATTGGCTGCTTCTATATACTCTGCGTGAACGTTTGAAACACTCCCCTTATTGGCAAGACTTTCAATGGTGATTTCAGCCCCCTCAGGCGCAATAGCCACCGCATCAGATGCCATCCGCTCAAGCGAAGTCAAGAGTTCATTTTTATAAATGTCACTGGCATTATTCGGATACTTTCCATACAAAAAAGCGCCGCCGTATTTTTCGACAAATACCGTCCACCAACGGAACCCATTCTTTTTAAAGGTTACCGGCCAATAGCATTTTGAAAATACTTTGATGCCATAAGGATTCGCATAACTCGGCCGGTGGCGGGCAATAAGAAACCGATTCTTCGGCAGCGGTTCCGTTCCAATAACGCCGGTACGAAACACCAGATTATTTTCTTGGTCAAACTCAAACCATTGCGGAGGCTTACCAACGATGTCGCCGATTACCCACCGTCCGCCTTGAGCGCGCCAGATAACCTCAAGCGGTGCATAGCCGAACGCAATAGCATCCATCATTTCTTCGATAACGCGCGGAATATCAAGCTGCCTCAATTCTTCTGCAAAAAGGTCTGCCGCTTCTTGCTCTTTTTTACCGTTACCATCTCCACCTGCAGCGCAAAACCATTCCGCGCCGCTTGCTGCAGAACAGCGAATACTCCACACACTCTCTAAATGGCTGTCGGTTAGAAGTTCTTGCAGTGCCGTAATGCCGCGTCCCATTTTCTGCAAAATAGGATCAGGATCAGGAAGGGAGCGCATCAGCCGGACAAAGTCATTTGCCCGCTCTCGGGTTGCAAAATGATTACCGCTCATTTTTTCAATCGTTTCTTCAACGGTCTGTATACGCTTATCTGCCGTATCTTTCGTGTCCGGACTCCAGCGATCAAAGCGCTGTACGACGCCTGTCTGCTTTTTATACTTTCCCATCATTCATACCCCTGTAATACGGCGCTGCTTTCCCGCGTGCTCCGTGAATACGGCATTCCTGCTCTTTTCTTTTTTGCCGCTTCAATGAGTTTTCTCACCACTCCTTCAAGCGCATCAGGGCCGTCTTTATATTCCCCGTCAGGATATTGCAATAGTTCATCTATCAATTCTTTTTGATCTTTATCTTGTTTATAAAACCGGATGATACCGTTTTCTATGGGAGCAGAAAGCGTCGCTTCAATGCGGGTATCTTTATTGATTGTCGCCGTCTCAGGTCGGTACGGAATGTAATAGCCTTCCTGCTCCGCCTTCATATCAAGCACGGTTGCAAGCATCGCTTGCCCGCCGTTATCTTCAAAAAACATATACGACGGATTCCACGCTTGATAGATCATATACATACCGTCTACCATCCGCTGAATACTCTCTTTGCGGATACGCGCTTTTAAGATATAGATAATCCCTTCATTCGTGATACCGGCACAAATTGTTGCCTTAAAACAGTGCTTTTCTTCCTGTTTAACGCTTGGGTCAGTCCACGAGAAAACATAGGCAAAGCGCACCGCTGCGAGTTCTTCCGGTTGATAGCCGCGGATGTGTTCTTCCTTAAAAATGCGCTCATCAAGGGCAATCGGAATTAAAAGAAATTCTTGCCCGTATGCAAGGGAGCCGATTGTACGCTTGAGCCGCTTTAACCGGTCGAGAGGAAAAAACTGAGGCCATGCCGGTTTTCCTCTCACTTCGGCAGGGAATTTATACGTTTTGACCGCCTCTATTTCATCGCTGCCTTTCTCTAACGTTGCTGCAACACACTGTGTATTAAGTGGGGTTGCAACAATGATACATGAATAATTTGCAGCTAAGGCAGGAATTAAATCCTGCATAATCCATTCAACCGATTCTTTTACAAACTTCCGTGACTTTGCCCGCTTTCTATTTTGAATATCATCAAGTCTGACATAATCGGGGCGGGCGGCTCCGTGTACGAACCCGCGCGGGTCTTGTCCGATTGAAACGGCAACCACACCGATAGTGCTCCCTTTTTTACCGGGTATATTGACCGAAAAGTCTCCCATTGCAGGGCGTTTTCCTTCCGGAATAAATTCGCCGAAATCATTTTTAAGCCGCTGATTGTACATCAATTCCAATAGGATGCGGCCGGTAAAGCGTTCTGACTTTTCTTCCGTATAGCTGGAAAAAAGCATAAACTTCCGTCTGCCGTAAGCGATTTCGTGTATCGGATCAAGCAGTGTAAAAAACGTAGACTTTCCACAGCCGCGGAATGCTTGTAATAAAATCGGCTCTTTTTCGGTAAGCCGGATTTTTTCCCATTCTTTATGAAATTTTGCCCCTTCACTTGCAACGTATTCGGGGAAGTAGGTACGGGCAAATTCCCATACTGAATCAGCACACTTCCGTTTCCGCGCCTCTTTTGCTTTTTCACTATTATCAAGAAACAGCGGACGGGATAAGATTTCTTCTTTGAGCTTATTCCATTCTTTTTCAAGTTCCCGCGCTGTTCTAATTTCTTTCACGTTTGATAGTCCTTTTATAATAATCCTTTTTTCGTGCTATACTCCGAAAGCGCTTGATAGATACTTTCCCAATGCGGCTCCATTTGTGTTTTTAAGGCAGGTTCATTTTCATAGAGCCACCGGTCGGCAATTTTAATCAGGTCAAGCGCGACACCCATATACTGGCTGCGGTTATCGAGCTTTTGTAAAACGCTCACATGCTTCGCAATCGCATCAGCTATTTTTCCATCGGAAAGAAGATCGGGACTTTGTTTTATTTTTACTACCCACTGCTTTAAGGCTTCTGCATACATTGCGACTAATTCTCGCGGACTCATGTTATACACCCGCCGCGCCGTGTCCCAGTCGCTTGTCTCCCCTAATGCTGCAGCGTCTGCTTTCCAACGGTATATAGTGCCTTCGCTTACTGCAAGTTCAGCGGCAATTTGAACGCAGGATTTTCCTTCCTTTACATAAAGCCGCTCAGCCTCAGCGCGTCTTTCATCTTTTGCCATACCGCTTCTATTCCTTTTTGATTGCTTTGCGCAATTCGCGGATGTCTTCTTTCATGTCTTTAAAACCGTTATTGATGTTAGAATCAAGCTTATCCAGCATTTTAAATACTTGCGCTTGCGACACTTCAAGTTTGCCGATCCGTTCACTATGTACATTCAATAAACTATACAATTCTGTATACTTTTTCTCACCTGATAGGCGGTCTTCATCAACCCGCTTTTGCATCAGCTCCAGTAATTCATCGGAACGTTTTATTGCTTTCGCTAACTCATCTTTTGAAGCAAGCGTTTTGATATGTTCTTCTTGCGCTTTGTTTGTTTCGATACTGTCGTGTATCTTTTGCTTTAAGCCGCCGACTGTGATAAATACTCCGCCGACGGTTACGAGCATTCCGACAAGGGTACCAATCAGGGATATAATAACTGTCCCGCTCATTTCTCTTTTGTCTCCCAAAATGCAATAATGACCTCAAGACGCGCAGTATATTCTCTCATTGCAATAATATTGCGTTCAAGTGCGCGGTATGCCTCATACGAAAGCCACAGTCCGCCGTCTTTGTCCTCAAACGTGACCGGCTCCATTTGTGGAGCAGGCGGTTTTATAGGCGCAATGTTTTGTAATACCGCATCAATGTCCGCATTAGTCGGCGCTTTTGTTGTCGCGCATCCGGTCTGAAAAAAGACTATTTGCACGAGTAACAAGAGAAGCGTCAGCAGTAGCGGAAAGCGCCTGCCTTTTTTCATCCGATTCCTCCGTAATTTTTTTGTTCGTGCTTTGCGCTTCTTGTAAGCGTTCCGCTCTTTTGCGAACCGCCTCAAAAGCGCCGCTTAATCGCTGTACTTCTGCGTTTGCCTTTTTCAATTTTTTGACTATGATACTAAGCAAGAGTACAAGCACTGAGATAACGCCTAACAACGCTAAAAGAATATAAAGGGTTGTCATGCCTCATCTCCGGATAGTTCCCCCGTTTCAGTGAGTTCAGGAGGTTCTTCACCGGTTACAATTTTATTTGCTTCAACGCCCGAGACAAGCCCGCCGATCACGATAATAAAACCGACGCCAAACGATAAATAAAGTGAGTTCATATCCCGTTCAAAGATGCTTGAAATGATAAACGCTTCGATAAGAAGGACGGCAAAAATAATCAGGGCAATAATGTAACGATGCCGGTTCATGCTTTTATACCGTCCCGCCGGAAGCTCTTTTGTTTTATGCAGCATCGTAAGAATATCGATACCAAGAAATGTCCCCAGTACTCCGGTAAACGTTCCGGCGATTGCCGTAACCGTCAGAGAATCCGTTACGAAAAACACCATCGCGGCTACAAACAGCGCTGCGAATAAAAGCCATGCAATTTGTGATTTTTTTGTCGTCATGGTAATACCTCCAGATAAGCGCCATCAGGATACACCTTTTCAGGTAAAGGGAAGTAAAATCCGTACAAGGCGTATCCTCAATGTACGCTTACGGTATACTGTAACCGGTTGTATTATGACTAATCAAAGAAACTATTTGAAAAAAATAGGATTATATGTTGATGGTAAAAGAGTATTTTGAAATAAAAAATGCCGCTGCCGGTATTGTCCCCGGCCGGGCCGCCTGCGGCATAGCGTAGGTTTACGAATCCCTCAAACGGTTTACGGAGCCACCGTCTCCAACTTACCTTTCTCGGCTACAGAAAAGGTTTTTATATTATTGTGTTACTCATCCTTTTTCAAAACGCATTATACTTTATAGTTAGAATGCCCGCACAATTTACTTACCGTATTTTCAAAAATTTGAGCTAATTGTTCAGATATCCCAAAACGAGCTTTGTTTATTTGAATTGATTTGAAAATATCACCATCTGCATGCCGTTCTGAAGCAGCTTTCCAGTCGCAAAGCATCTCAACCAAATCCAATAAATTACAGTTGTTTATTCCATTTTTATAATATTCAGGATGATGGCTGTTATGAGCATAATGATGATCTAATGCCGGTTTTAATTCTGCCAACGATTTTTTATATTCTTCACTACCATACGTTAAACCTTTTAAGCGCGGTGTCATTTTATCAAATAACGGTTTTTCAGGATCATATAATTTAGAGTTATCGTGGCAGATAGCTCTATCCATCAGTTCTTGCGCAAACAACAATAGCAATTCATTGACTCGTTTGATATGTAACAAGGTATCTTTGCTAGAATCATAATTCTGATTATTTAATACAGACTGCTGACCGGCATTAAAGGCTTCTTTCAGCTTATCTTCTGCATAACCTGCAATCTCAGCCCATTGCTCCGGATTCTCGCTTGCAAAACACGGCTCAATAGGTCTATCATCACAGTATCCTTTTTCCCATTCTTCAAAAGTAAAAGCCATTTATTACTCCTTTTCTTCCTGCCATACGACACACCATGATTGAAATACTTTTATCGGTGTTGCCTGAAGGACTACGTTTTTATTTACGCTGCCATAACAAGTTGCGACGTCAAGCGGTATACTCTCATTCATTTTCAATATCCCTGTAACAGGCTTATCAAAGTCAAGGTTATGCCTTTGAGCATAAGCAATTATTTCATTCAGCGTCATATAGGAACCTCCTTATTTTATAAGATCGCTTCATACTGTTTTATGATTGCAGGAACTTCTGCTTTTTCAACTAAAAACATTTGTAAAAACTCTGAATTGACCGTAAGTGTTAAATTTTTGCCGAGTATAAAAGAAGCGGGAATAATTGCAATAAGCGGATTATTAAGCTCTGCGCCGGTCTCTCGCTCAAGAAAAGCAACGATTAAATCGGTTCTACTGATACGGTGTATTTCATATCTTTTTGTACTCCTATCTCTACTAATGGATGAATATTTTACATCTATTTTGAGCTTGCCGTATAAAAAATCAAAGTTTTCATTATTCTTTTTTATCACACGATTGGCGTTGACTGCTTCCGGCATCATTTTTTCAAAAAGTTCCTCTGCCTGTGCACCAAGTTGTCCTGTCCGTGAAGAATACCTAATCTTGTCTTTGAGCTCTAAAACACCGCTTGATAATAGTTTGATATGCGCTTGTAGCGGAGGCAGTCCGCTCAGCATAACAGCTTTTTTAAAGTCTTTCGTTTCTTTGTAGATTTCAATAATATCTTTACTTGGCATTGTTACACACCCCCTTCAATCCATCAGCTTTTGAATGTCTTCCGGTTTTGCTCCGACGCTGATAAGTAGCAAGGTACAATAGCCGATGATGTCGGCAACGTCATTGATACGCGGGGTGCTTTCAGTGTTTGCCATAATACGTCCGAGCTTATCGTCAAGGCGTATCAAGATAGAATTAACTGCATCGCCTTTGTAAAAAATCTGTTTCGGGTTTAATGCGGAATCTCCATACTTTTGATTTTTGTATAACAGTAAGTCCCGCATCGCTCCCGTAATTGCGATGATTTTCTCTTGGGTTTCTGTTTGGTTAGTCATTATTATTTCTCTCTTAGTCGTTCAAAATGATACAGCCTTCTTTGATAATAATCGTATCGACTGTTCGGCTGCCGATATAATAGCTGCTATAATCGCCGTTCTGGATATTGACAGATAAGTCCCCGTCATATTCAGATAGTTTTTCAATTAACTCTTTTACTGTCATGTTATTTACCTCTTTGTTTTGATAAGATTCCTGAAATACATTTTAATTTCATAATATTTAAGAAGATTACATATTAAATATTTGAAAGATGGATGTGTGAAACGCCTCCTACGCCTAAAACCATAAAAAGATATTTTCCGGCAAAAGAATTTTAATTTATCCCAAAAAGTAAGCTCCAAATCCCCCTCTTCTAAATCGTACAAATCATATTCATCTGCCATACAGTTTGGACAGAAAAACGGAGGATAATCTTCGTACCATCCATTGGCTACAATCAATTCGCTTGACTTTCCAATCCAGCCACACTGTTTACAATAATAAACAGCTTCTTTATATTCTTTTCCTTCTTCTTTCGTGTATACGAAATTGCTTATATCCATATTTACTCCTCCACCAATTCCCCGCAGGGGCTGCCGTCGTCGGCAAAGACATAACCGTCTAATAAAAGAGAAAAAAATTCCTTGCAATCATAACCGATAAGAGGAATATGTTTTGAGTCTTTTGTATCAACTAAAAAACAATTTTGAGTCATTTTAGATTTTATCCAACATTCGTGTTGTTCAATTATCTCTATTGCTTTTTCCTCACTTGAAAACGGCTTGTATGGCTTGTACTTCGGTTCGGCGGGCGGTTCGATAAGGTAGGCAAAGCAGAACAAATCATACCCATTATCAAAACGATCGTAAGAACCATCTTTTATTCCTCCTTTATTTTTTCATACATCTGTTTAATAACAGACTGTACATATTGAAATACTTCAGGATTTTGTTTTTCAAGTTCAGCTATCTTTAAAAGAATGTCCAGCTCTGTATTCAATCTCTTTAATTTCCGATACCGCCTTTTTTCAACCAAATGTAAATTCAGTAAAAATGCTACCAAACAAGTCACTAATATATTTAGAATACAAGATACAACCTCTTTCATTTTATTGCTCCTCGCTGTTGTAAAAATCTTCGTTGAAATCCGTTACCGTTGATTGTGCAGCGGCGATGGGATACGGGGATTCTGCACTGTGCTCAAGCTGCTGAATATCAGGACGATGCCAAATCTCAAAAGCGAAATTCGGTAATTCTTCTGCCGCATTTTCAAGTATTTCTCTTGCATCGTCCCAGTCCTTTGCCCATACTTCTACTTCTTTGGTAACGACCAGCTTTTCAATAAACGCGGTATACCGCTTAAACCCTTCTGCTTTCATTTCTTCGATTGTCATTTTATTTTTCCTCCTTTGCTTTTCGTTTTTTTTCAGTTGAGCGTCTTCGTGAATAAAACAACAGGAAGCCGCTATCAAGTTCATGACATTGATCTCATTGAATACAGATAACTCGTTTATGTTATAAGCCCCATATTTCTGAATACAGCCTTATCAATTCGGTTTAACTGCTGCTTACTGCGACACTCAACGACAGGCTCAAACCCATTATATTTTTTTGCTTCCTTTTCAGAATACTCTTGAAAAACGGCTGCATCTTTATCACTCAACCGGAAGTTACCAATAATTTCGTTAATGCAATTTTTCACAGGAGAAAACTGGTTATAAACGCTGCTTGGTCTTATACCGTATTGGTGTTGCATTTCATCCCAGACAATCATTCCCATCTTTTCATTCGTCGTAGATGAACCATACATTACCAAATCGTATTCATAAACATAGCGCCCTTTTACTTTTATTCCGGTGTTTCTGCAAAGCGTATCGCAAGCAATACAATAATCTTCATTTGGATATTCAAGCCGTTCTGCATACCCTTCATTTTCGACATCGACAAAATCGACATCCGCTAGCCGGTAATAAAATCCACAGACCACTTTATCGGTCGGCGTTGTATAATCCGCATCGCTCGCAACACGCGCCTTTACTTTAAAGAGTTCTTTATCAAATGCCATAGTGTTTCTCCTTTTCGTTTTTTTCTTCCGATAATTCTTTTGTTGAATAAACCTTTATTTTCTTTAAATCCCTTAAATCCTTTTACCATTGTTTTATTCCTCCACTTCAATTGTGTTTGCGCAATTACCAATTACGCTCGTTTTTAATCGCGGCTATTTCCCGCAGCTTCGGGCGGTAGCTTTCCCAGTCGAAATTGAACGACTTGCCCTTTTCTTTCAGCCGGTCGATAACAGAACTGTCAAGTGTTTTTACCCACTCGTAATTACAGTTCCCCGCAAGCCAGAGGGGGCGATTGCGCTCATGTCGTTCACGGCAAATAAGCGACAAACAGCGCATCTTTGCATCTTCATTCTTACCTTTCTCGATTTCGTCGAGAACGAGAAATGGAACGGTGCAATAATACACAATAAGTTCATATTCTGTTTTCTTCGCCGCGTAGCTGTTGTACGTTGACCTTATTTCCATGTCTAAAAATTCCCATGTGGTATATACTCCGCTGTTGAGCATCACCGCCGCGCTTGCAAGGTGGCTTTTACCCGTGCCGCTTTTCCCATAGAGCAATACAAACGTATCGCGCGGATTTTTGGCAAGTTCATAAAGGTCGTTGAGGTACTGCGCGGCTTTTTCATTTTGCGGCTCATACGTGGTAAAACTTTCGTTAAAATATTTGTCGCGGATACCCATTGCCGTGAGCTTTTTTATTCGCTGCTCTTCAAGCTTTTCTCTCTTTTTTTGGTCTTCTCGCTCTTTCACACATAACGGGCATTCAGGAGGCTTTGTTGAGCCGTCTAAGTGCATGACCTTTACATCCCCGTGTTTTTCGCAGTGAAAGTTCACTTCTTTTCCGTGAAAGGCTGGTATATACCATTTTGATTGTTTTATTTCACACGTGCGCATAGTTTCTCCTTGAGCTTAAAACGGCATTTCTTCTTGAGCGCCGGTTACGTTGTAATCAAATCGCTTGTTCTTGCCTTCAGGCGGGGCGCGGGTGTGTTGCTGCTGCATTTGCAAAAACACTTGCGGGTATTTTTCTCGCAATTTTGCACCGGATATGATATTGGGACACCAGAAGTTCCCTGCGGTTTTTATCCAGCGGATTACTTTTTCAATGTCTTCATATCCGCGTTTGTTAATACGATTTAGCTTTTCTATGTCTTTTGCCCATTGCTCGATATGCTTTTGACTGGTGGTAAAACGAGTATCGATCTGCCGGTGTAAGTCATAGAGTAGGAGCGCTAACCGTTTTGCTTGTTCTGGAATGGTTTGTGTTTTTTGAACAGGTGCAGGCGGGGCGTCATCGCCGGAGACTTCCGGTGGAATATCATTACCATCACCATTATCATCTACATCTACATCTGCTTCTTGCAATTGGTCAAAGAATGCGTCCGCCTCTACTCCTGCACCTACAACAACACCCACGTTACCCCCGC